TTTTTATAAAGTTACTTCCAAAGAGCTTATTATAGGACAGATAAGACAGCTTATATTCACATCTCCTGGTGAAAGAGTAATGCTACCTAACTTTGGACTAGATTTAAACTCATTCTTGTTTGAGCCTATAACTCCTGACACAGAGGGGATTATAAAGGAGAGGGTGATTAATCAAATAAATAGATATATCCCTAATGTTTCCGTTCTAAATGTTAGGGTTTTTGCAAATGATAATAATGACCCTTTCTCAACAAGTGAGTTGGCATCAATAATAATTCAAGTAGATGTTCAAGAAAGATCTACTCAGCAAGTAATTCCTGTGGAGTTTAAGATATGACAAACATTCCATACACAACAGCGGCTTCAGATTTCCTGAAGTTAGTTGAGTTCAAAGAGGATAGTAAGGCAGATCTAGTTGATTTTGCTGCAACCGACTTTGTTACACTTAGAAGTTCTTTATTAGATTATGTTAAAGCGGTATATCCTTTAGATTATAATATGTTTGCTGAGTCTGATCTTGGGATGATGATGGTTGAGCTTGTTGCGTACATGGGAGCAGTAATGTCAATGAAAGCAGACATGCTTGCTCATGAGTCGTTTATAAAAACAGCTAAAAACCCAGTAAACATTAGAAAGCTTCTACAACTAATTGGTGTTAAATTTAGGGGTCCTGCATCAGCAGCAGCACAATCAAGTGTAACACTTGCAGCACCGATAACATCAGGTGACTCTATAACGATACCTACCTCTAGCAGAGTTTTTAATGTTACCTCGCCTGTAGATTCGCAGGCCGTGAGCTATACACTTTACAAGATAATAAACGGTCAAATAGAGGATATAAACGCATCCAATCAAATCGAGCTAACTTATGATGAGTCTGATGGTGGCTTATCTTGGACTAATGTAGCTTTGATTGAGGGGTCATTAGTTGTTGATTCAGGAACTTTTGCGGATGTAGATGTTATAAAATCTGTAAGACTTAGCCAAGGTCCTGTAGTGGATGGAAGTGTTCAAGTTTTTATAGACACGGGTGATGTTGCGACCTCTAAAGCTTACCGTGAGGTTCAGTCATTACTCTCAACATCTTCTTCCAATGAATCTGTATTTGAAGTTGTTTACAACCCAGACTTCACTGCCACTATTGTTTTTGGAGATGGTTTTACTGGGGAGTTACCTCCAATAGGGGCTAGTTATACCATAGCCTATAGAGTCGGTGGTGGGATTAGAGGTAACGCTTCTACTGGATTGATTAATCAAAACACACTAACTTCTGATCTAACACCTAAGGAAATTACTGTTGTAAACACTCTTCCTTTTACGGGAGGGGCTTCCACAGAAACTATAGATCATATTAAAAAATACTCAAAGCTTGTTTTCAGACAACAGGACAGGCTAGTTTCTCTTGATGATTACACCGCTTTCGGTAACACCTTCAAGTCCTCTACAGGATCGTCAGGAAAGGCCATAGCGAGCACTAGGAAGGCGTTTGGATCAGGCAACATCATAGATGTCTTCGTTGTTGAGAAAGCCTCAGACACACAGCTACAGAAGGCTTCCATAGCATTCAAGACTGACATGCTTGAGAAGATGGAAGACAAGAAGATGATCACTGATCAGATAGCCCTTGTTGATGGTCTTATAAGAACAGTAGATCTAAATGTAGAGGTTACTTTAGACAGGCGCTTTGAGACAACAGAGGGCACTATAAAAAATAGAGTTGTTAATGTAATATTAAACTACTTCAATGTTGATAATAGAGAGTTTGGAGAAGACTTTTTTCCAGATATAGTAGCTAGAGATATATTCACTGAGGTTTCAGAAGTAAGAGTTGCAAGGGTAACTAATTATGATCAACCTCTCCCTTTGGAGTTTAACGAGATACTACAACTAAACAATGTTCAGGTAACTTTTAACTATGTCTAATTTCTATAAAAGAAACTATGTTGATGTTCTTCAGGTAATAACTCCAAGTTATTACAAGGGGGAAGATAGAAAGCAATCTGAGGACACAACAGACATAGCAACAAAGATATTGCTTAAAGACTTTGAACTAATAAAGAATAACAATCTTTATATTCAATGCATAAGTACAGGTTCCTCTCTAAGTTCTCTTTTAAACCATGATTCTGGGCTTGGGTACGCCTCATCACTTCCTGAGTATTTTGTTAGAAGTAATAAGCTAACTGAGATAACCCCTGCTGAGTTTGAACTCAACATCATGAATAAGTTGGGTTATGAATTAGCTGATTATTCAACCAAGGCAGACTTCAGTGGATTCCTAGCCAATACATTACTTCCTAAAATAGCGTTTGGAGACGATAGTTTTGAGAACAATGTTCACGGAGAGTTTCCAGGAAAGCTAGGTGTAGATAATCTAGAGTCTCATAGGTATCTTCTAGAATCGTTAGGTCTTCTTCACATCCTGAACTACACAAGATCGGCGGTGGACCTTGATTACAGAAAACTTCTAGTGACTCTTTATACTGACAGAATCTTTGCTGGAAAAACGATTACCTTAACAGATGCTATAAATGTTTTAAAAGAAGGTCTTTGGAATACTGGTAGGGTTAACGATCTAGGAATATTCCCAGAAGAATTTTTATCAGGAACAGGGTCAGGCTCTGCTTTAACTTACACTAGCGGAACTCAGCCTTTAGAGAAGATGAAGACATGGAACCAAATTCTTTACACTTCATCTTATGCTCAAGAGGATGATACTTACATAAGAGATGCTGTTTATGATTATTTTATAAACGACATATCTCCAACTGCAACAATACAAAACGGACCTCTTTATAGATTTCAAAAGGCAATGGGATTCTTAATGTCTGATATAAATGATCAGATAGTTAGTCTTGAAACCTTGTACTCTATAGAAGAATGTCCAATATACCTATTACCTTACCTAGCTGACCTTATAGGGTGGACTTTCTATACTTCAAATACAGATGCGTGGAGAAGACAGCTAAGAGATGCTTTAAGACTGTATCATCAAAAGGGAACTAGGAGAGGTCTAGAGAATCTTCTTAAGACAATACTACCTTCATTAAATATAGATTTCGATAAAAGCTTCAACGAGTTTAATGAATCGTATGTCCCCAATCTCCTTTACTATCTTCTAAAGACTAACGCTACTCAGACAAGCAGTTTAGATGTTTGGACTCAGGAGAAGGCTTTAATCTTTTCTGAGGGAGAACGAGATCCAAGTAATCTAGACAATTCCATTAGAATTATTGTTGATCACTTACTTCTAAAAGCGGTACACAACTATCCTCATCTATTCACTGTCAGAGGATTTAATTTTGATCTAAATAATCCCAATTTTAAATTTCACTATAGAGGCAGAGAGTTTCCAATACCTCCTTGGGAAGAAGAGAAGTTTTATAAAGACTGTGCTATGTCAGAAGAACTTGCAGAGTTCTTCTATAACGAGCTTGTATGCTTAGGAGTTTCACAGGACTATGCGCTTAAGACTCAAAACTACATGCTTGAGAATAGCGTTAGTGGAACTCAAGATCCTATATTTTATAACAATGGATTCCTTCTTCTAACATCAGGTCTAAAGCTACCTCCAAACTATGAAGAGATTATGGCAAACTATGAGAGAGACAAGTTCGATCTCATACCCCTTTGGAACGCTAAATCATCACATTATAACCTGACAGTATCATCTACAGGGATTGAAGATAGCCTGTTTGCTGACGGTGCTTTCGACAGGGATGATTTCTTTGCATCTCTTGAGGCCATTCCGGCATTCACTCCAGCAAAAGCCATAGACAGGATTCATGTTGATCTAAGAATTGGAGATCCTCACTTAACTTACACTAAGATAGGGCCTAGAGTAAAGTACACCTTCCTACATTCTAACCCTGCTTCAGGAACTGTCGCGGGTTTCTCTAATAGTGGACTTGATATGAGATCCACAAAGGCTGCATTAGTAGGAAGTTCTATGCTACCTAATTTTGATTTTGCCAATGCAAAGTCTAGGAACAATCACCAGACACTTCCTACATTCAAAAGAAACAGACTTACTTTTGGAAGAACTCTAGATTCTGTGAATTCGTTAGGTGAAGATGTAGATTTAGGTGTATCAGGAGAAACTAGATTTACTCTTAGCTCATCTCCATTTACACTAAGTGGAGACTATATTGAATTTACAGGTAGAGCAGCTAAGAGAAGGAGATCCTACAGTAAAGTCCTATACGAAGGTGATTGGTATAGAAGAACGGGTTTAGTTCCCCCTATCTTTTTAAATTTAAAAGTGGATGGGGCAGGTAGTCAGTTCTTCAATTATATGCCTCTTGGATTTATTCCAAGCTCTTTTGAATTTGTTAATGTTACAGACTACTTCGATCTTCCCGCCGTATATGAGTATTGCGAAAATCTAGATTCAAGTTCGACAATAAACGGAGTTGATACTTCTAGTACATTCCCCACAAGAGGCGGATCTGCTGCTGCCATGGATGTGATAGAAAATGAAATAGGGGGAGTTTTCACTGGCAGCAAATTCATGCACAAGTATCGTTATAGGGATGATTTTGAGGATATTCCTAGAGTGATGTTTGAGCTTACTGACCATGGAATAAAAGTTCAAGCTAAAAAATACCTTGAGTTAAACAAGCATCTATTCCTATTCAATGATCTTTGGAAGAATCATTATGAGAATATCTACAGCCAATTATGGAGTGAGTTAGACAATAACTTAGAGCACTACGATAACTTTGTTCTAGGAAAGCATACGAGAAGAAGGGGCGGAAGCCTTAAAGGTCTTTCTTATATGTACCTAAATGATTTCTCTAACTGTTTGGACAGGGACTTATCTTACTCATTAATAGAGTCCCATCTTGATGGGGGAGATAATATACTTTCCAAAATATATGGACCCTACATGTGGAATGGTTTGTTAACAGTTGATGGATCTTCTATAGGACAAGTATCAGAAAATGGTCAAGTAGTAAATAACAAGATAAAGGATCTTGATGATCAGTACGAGTTCTTAATATTAAGCTCTGGACCAGATTTCCAAACGGTAACTGCTGATTCAGAGCTTCCTATTGGAGGATCAGAAAAGAGAAATCCTTATTTCTTTAGTGGGGTAGAATTAGTTGATAGAAGTACGAGTCTTAACAAGATGTTTGTGTATGATCTTAGCACAAATGAAGAACTTCTTGAGGATGACTCTCCTTTAATTGACGATAACCTTCTTGGGTTAAAAGTAACTGAGAATGGAACTAGACTTCGCTTTAGTTTCGATTACGGCGATGCAGTAAGATTCAACCCAGAGCATGAACTATCAGTTAATGTAAGTTCACTCTTCCTAAAAGAAAATTCTTTCCAGTCCGGGGGTAGAAGCTTTGGTATATGGATTCATACAAAACCAGAGTATGACAGCCACGGAAACCATATCTTCTGGACCTATACTCCTAAGGGTAAATGGGAAAAGAGCAATGTTTCTCAAGTAACGGCAAGCACAGGGTTTGCTTTCGTAAGAGATAATTTAGCTCACATAAAGTCTCATGAACTTGGAACAATAGATAGAATTGTGGATTGCTTCTCAAGATCATCCAAAAGGGAATCTCTTCTTTCAATAGATAACTCTGATTTTGTTCATGATGTGGTAAGGTTCAACACTAAGAACCAACCTATAAAACTAGACTTACCATACTACCAAGCTCATAGACAATTGCATAGAGAAGATCAGCAATATGTTATTGAAATAATACCTTTCGCAGACATTGATTCATCAAAGTATTATATTTTTGAAGGCATGTCGGTGATTGACGAAACAGTTAAAGAAAGGTCAAGTGTCAGAAACTCCTTTTCATTAGATGATTACTCAAGAGAGACTAAAGATAATCTATCTCAGATAAAATTTATAAAGCCTGACAATACTGTAGTTCCTCTAGGGGAGCTAATAAACATAGACTCTAGTGGACACTTGTATCACGATGGAGATAGGTTAACAGCAGAGATAGGATACTCTAATGATTTAGTCCCACTAGCAACTCCAAAACTTTATAGTGCCGTCAACGCTGTGATAAAATCAAAAATATTCCAGAACGGAAACTCTAGACCTGAAAAGGAGTTCGTAGGCGTATTTAAGCAGACAAGCTATAATAAGGAGTATTCTATATCTGATCTAAAGATCACAGGTAGTGTTAGAGGATCTTATATAAAGAAATCTTATAATATAGATTCTTTATTAGATAAAGACATTCTTCTAGAGATACTAAAATTCTTCTATGATATTTCACAAGATGAAAAATCCAGAGACAACATTATATCAGAATCTATACATGGAATCAAAGGTGGAAATAGATTTAACTACAGAGTCCATCTAGCTTATCAGCAAAGTTGGGTATCAGGGCTAGTAAGGAACTTAGGAAGGTATAGTTCCGTAAACATCATAAATTAAAATGAAAGGCTTGGTAAAAATAACAGAGATATACGATGACGGCACTAGCAAAGTTATCGTTGAAGAAGACAATCTCATCGTAGATGGTGCTGGTGAAAGCATTGCTTCCTTTATGTCAATGCCTTCTTCTGTAGCGTTCTTAAACGGATCTGTTGAGCAAAGAATGTTAGACACTTCAAACTACATCATTCAAGCTTTAACTTTTGGAAAAGGATCTCTAGGTTATAAAGAAAATGCTCACAAGTACAAGAGACACAACTTGATCCCTAGTGCTAATGAGTTCTTTGAACTAGAAAATAGCTTACTAGGGTACACTATTAGAAGGCAAGTAGGTATTACAAAACAGGATGACCCAAACCTTTTTGACGGGTCTAGCAATGTTTATAAGATCAACGCTTTAGGTACAACTCCACAGGTTTCAGTTGTAAGTGGAGCGGGTATAGTAGATGTAAATGGAGCGGTATACGCTCCTAAGATATTCTCAGTTGATCTAAAGTATGATTTTGAGGATAAGCTAGAGAATCCTATTTCTGGTCCTGCCGCTGCCCTTAGAGGTCAGACTACAATTATTCTTAAAAACCAAGGTGATGATGTAAGTGGAACTGTCTTATGGTATAACGGTTCTACCGCTTCTGTAACTGAGGGCGACCCCGCTCTTATGAACAACACAAGCACGCCTCTCACTTCAGACACGAATGGTGATTTAACTAACATATTTCTAAAGAAGTTAGGAGGAGGCTGGTGGAGAGCTTCTGTAATATCTTTTAGTGGAACTGATGCGTCACAACCTTTAGCATTCGAGCTTTACCCAGCGGGAAAAGAGGGCCACAACACCTGGGCTGGTCCTAATGCGCCTTCAGGTTCAATATTTGTATCAAGACCTACTCTTAACATAGGTAGCGTTCCTGTTAATTATTTCCTACCTAATGAAGAACCTTATTCATTAGGCACGGATAGATATTCTATGCCTCATTTAGTTTCTTCTGTTGCTAGTTTTGTTTATGGAAGTGCAAATACTCAGGGCGCTCCTAGTGGAATTTATTTGCCTAATACAGGAGGAACATTTAGAAGTAATGTTTCTTCTTACGACTCTATCCATAGCTTACCTGAGCAGCAAAACCCTGTGCTAACAAAACTAGAAAGTGACACTAAAACTTCTTATGAAGAAAGCACTGATATTAATTTAGAGCTAGGTCATACCCCTAACTTTACTGGATTCATTGGAAAGCCTATTAGCTTGCTGAGTTATGTCAGTTCGACTGGTGATCTTGTAGGAAATGCTCTAACCCCAGCGTCTGCTACCTTACCTTTAGATGCTAGATTCCTAGGGGGGATGAACCCTGGGTCCACAGGTGCAAGCCCAACAGTATCTTTAAACTTGATAGACGGATTGCTTCCATCAGTTCCTAAATTTAATTCGCCAGTGGTTTCTACATCACTTAATGCTAGTGGTAGTGCTGCGGACACGGCTAAGAATACCGTAAGATCTGTGGATATATCTGGATTCGTAAGAGCTAGATACGATGGTTATGGAGAATCAGCCGCCAATAATGCTTTCTTAAATGTAAGTGGAGAGCAGGCTGGAGTATTTGCTAGTTCTACAGGAGAGGTTATATATAAAACATCTTTATCAAAACCAGATGTAGCATTTGTAAATTTCTATGGAGGAGTTACTGAAATGGGAATGTATACTATGGATTACTTTGAAACATTAAAAACATCCTCTGGTTATAGTATAAATAAAGATGTTGATACTGGGGATGCTATGAAGTTCAAGCTTTTCTGTAGAAAGATCTTTAATGAAGATATAACAGGTAGGTCTGATTACAATGGAAACGCGGGGCTTCCCGTCCCAGCAGCTATCGCGATAGAGTGGAGACTAAAATTCATATGAGAGGTTTAGTAACAATTAATAAAGTCTTCAATGATGGAAGACAAGAGAGGGTTATACAGGACGAATGCAATGTTCTTACTGATGGGTTCTCCATGAGCATAGTTTCATGCATGACAGGTGCTCCCTCAAACCTTTCAGAAAACCTACACTTTAAGTATTTTCAGGTAGGTACAGGGGCTTACTACGGACACCTTGATGTAAATGAACTGAATCAAGATATAACTCAGTTCGCTCAAGCCCTTCCTCAAAGCACTCATAATAACTTCTATGAGTTGTCCCGCGCATTACCAACCAAGGAAGATTACGGCACACAAGGTAACCTCAAGGTAGTAGAGAAAGAAGTTCTCACCGTAACAAACCCATTTCAGCCACAAGAGGATTTAAACTACACTACAAGCTCAATGTTTCTTGTGGAGCTTGAGAGAAACCCTGCGACAAAGCTTAATGATCGCAGCATCAATGTAAAGTTTAACATAGATAAGGATTCCATCAACGGCAAGTCCATAAGAGAGTTTGGATTGTTTGTAGAAAATCCTGAGTTTAAAGATATAAAGAAACCTGTTCTAGGTGCTTACAAGCAACTGCCTACAGCTATTGATAAGACGAGTGAATTCTCACTTTCTGTAGAGTGGGCTATCTTACTCGATAATAACCCAGAAACAATTGGAGTGGACTTTCCCATACATGGTTATGAGGTGAAGAAACTTGGAGAAGTTTTAACTTTCTACCCATCAGTTAAGCAAGGTCTTCCAAATAAGTTTTACGCTCAATCTATAGATGTAGGTGACACTTACGATGTTATCGTGGAGAGTTACACTCCAACACCTAAAGATGGCTACCTTACATATTCATTAGGAGGAGATGCGGTTTCAGGCGTTCATTACAATATAGCGGCATCCTCACAATCTCCTATCTTCTGGCCTAAGGGCTCTACGAGAAAGGTTATAACAGTATCTTCAATAGATTCAAGTTTATTTAGAGATCAAGGTATGAACTTAGAAATAACAATGAGTTCATTTACGGGTGGGAAGAGGATACCTGATCTTGCAACAGATTACATACCAAATAAATTTTATATACTGTTTGAAGATACTAAAAACACTCCACCAGCCTTTGAGTTAGGCGCTTCTGCTACAACGGGTGGCACTCGTTATCTTCTATCCTCTACTCTTAACGAAGAATGTCTTAGTGATGTAGAAGTTTACTTGCAAGTATCTTCTACCAATAATTTAGTAAGAATAGAAGATCTTTCTGGAAACTTCCTTGCGTCTGGTAACACGAAGTTCACGATACCTAGAGGAGATACCAGTGGCGGTGTTTATGTTAGCGGACCCGCAGGTGATGATGTAATCGTTAGCGCATACAATACTGTTTCCGCAGTATCCTTTACTCCTTATAATGTATTTGCACATTCAAACGACTATAGACCAGAGGAACAAGCCAACATCTCGATATCCATAAAGGATATCCAGGATAACTCAGGTATTCTTATTGAGGAAGGGAATCCTACAGACAATGTACCGGAGTGGTATCTTCAAAATGTTAAAAGTGGAGGTAGAGTTAGATGGGCTACATTCCCAACTCAAAAGACTCATTCAGGTTGGGACCTTTATGTTAATAACCCAACTCAAGACTTATTCTTGAATACCGTATTCTTGGATGATATCAAAGCTCCAGATGGCGTGCAAGACGCTACCTTAGCATATGCGCCATCTGCAATTTATATCTGGCCTGGAAGACAGCAGTCGGGTGTAGCCAACCCGACATACGGCCCCGTTAATAGTCCACCTAAGATTAGAAGATCGTACTCAACGAGTATCTATGACCAGATAGGTAGAAAAGTGGATAGACC